GTGCGTCCCCCCGTGCGTCGTTGTGGTACTGCGGATGGTCGTCCGCCGCAAGCCCTGACAACTCTCCGTGTGCGGACGGTCCTGCCAGCCCCTGCACGCCGACTTGAACAAACGTGACCTCGTTCTCCGTCGATACGAACGTGACCTCACTCATCGCACAAGCTCTGGCATGAGCGCTACCGGTATCAGCGGCAGGGTAATCACACCCCCCGCCGAATCCTCCAACTCGACCGACAGCACCCCGTTGGTGCCCACTACGGCAGACGTGATTTCGTCTGGCACCACGAAGTCAATCCGTGCCAGCGCGGCATTGATGGTCGCGTACAGTCCGAGGTCGAGCATCAAAGTGCTAGACCCCGCCGTTGGCCTAATCTGCGCACGCACAACACACCCCGTCAGGTCCATCGGTACGCCGTACTGCAGAATGCCGCCGCCCGTGTAAGCCTTGTCCCCCGTGGTGTTCTGCGTGTTGATTTCAACCGTATCCGCGTCGATCACGGTCACCTGGAAATAGTCGGACGCCCGCGGATGGTCCTCATCGACCGTGTTGAGTCGCGTCAAGCCCTTGCACCGGGTAACGCGGCACCGCCACCCTTCGACCATGCCGTGACCAGCAGCAGCTAGGCGCGCGCCGGTTTCGGTCATCGTGATGGCCGTGATCGGGATGTACTTCTGCAACGCGGTTTCCGGGCGCAGCGTCCAGCGGAAGGTGGAGCCCTTGCGGATAGTGATCTGCATCATGACCTCGATATGCGATGTACGTGACCGTCGTCAGCACGACGCATGTGCTCGCCGTGCTCGCTCTGACAGCGGCCTTCAACGATCGCCATGCGACGGGATAGATCGGATATTTCTGCTCGAATCGATAAACCCTGATCGGTGACTTTTACCTCGAATTCCTTGCGAGCATCTTTGAGGTCAAGCGCAAGCGACGTGATGGTCTCGCCAATCTTGTGAATGTCAGTTTTGATCGACTGCAAGAGGTTATTGAGAAGCCAGCCGAACTGGCCGATGGCAGACACGAGCAAGATCGATAGGTAGGTATCCGTCATGTCGCCTTTCACCAAGCCTTGATCGAATGCGGCCGGTTTGCGTTGTTGTCACGCCGATACGTTGCGTCTGGGCGATTTCCGAAGTAATCGGTAAAGTCGGCCAATCCTCGCGCGGAGCGTTCCGGATCCATGAAGTCGGTATCTGGCACCGAGAACGCCCGGTAAGTGACCCATCCTGATAGGTTGCGATGATGAATTGCCGCTATCTCTGGCTCATCGCCGTCGTCAACCATTGGCGCATACGGAATGCGGAAGGTTTCGAGCTTGAGCGTTGCAGCAGAATCGACAATCCGGTTTAGCGTCAGGGAAGTGTCGTCATGAATGAATGCTGTTGGGCGGCCGGATGTGTCTCTCCAGTCTTTGGAAATCCGGTCTTGCTCATATCGATCGGTCGGCGAAAGCCAATACGTCGCGCCGCCCTCGACAATGCGCGCTGTGCGTACCTCGAACACTTCGGCCGGCAGCAGGATTTCCGTATCGCCAGGAGACAGTTCGATGTCGACGTTCAATCTCAGCAGGCTTTTGCGAATCGCCGCTTCCTCTTCCGCCTCGCTGAACCATCTCGCCAGGTCGTCGGTCAAGTGCAGAGGAGGGTTTGCGCTGTCACGAGCATCCCGTCGCCAGTTGAGGATGAGCATGCCAAGATTCATCAGGACACGCCGAACTGGTCAATCAACTGAATCGCCTTTTGGCGCAGCGCATCGACACCAAGCCGACCATCCTGCCTCTGCCGGAAATTATCGTTGATGTACTGCCTGACCTGATCGGCTCACATTTGCATGATTGAGTCGCGCAACGCCTGTTCTTCGCTCTCTTTGGCCGCTGACTGATCGACTGGAAGAGATCCGACCGCCGCCGTCTCCGCGCCGTTGTCGGCATACTCGGACTCAACATATTGGTCTGGGTGGCGAAACATCTTCATCGCCACGTCTCGGACAACTTCCTTGACCTCTCCTTTCGTCCAAACTCCCGTTCCAAACAGGTTATCCGGATAGGTTTCGGTCTTTCCGACGTACCGCACACAGACCCCACGGACGCGCAGGATGACGTTATCTTCTTTTCTCATGCTTTTTCCCGAAGAAACTGGCCGGCGCGTGGCCGGCCGTGGTGTTACACGCCTACCGATTGTCCGTGAACGATGAAATCCACGATGCCGACTGACGCATGAGCGGCGCCGGCGTTTGTCAGGATCAGATATGCATCCTTGGGCAGCGTGACGGGAGCGGATACGCCGGTGGCGGCAAGGCGAGCGGCTGTGGCTAGCGATGCGCCGGCAACTAGGAAGAACGCATCGTTCTGCGGAACGGCTGTGCTATCGACTCCATCGACATAGGCAAACCCGAGCTTGCAGGTAGTCGAAGCGGTGAAAGCGTCGGAGATGATCGTCGTGACCGACTGCAGCTCGATGCCAGCCGGAATGATGCCAAGCCGCACCACGTCAGCAATGGCGATTGCCGTTGCTTGATCGCTATCGACAAGCACGCCGCTGGCGTTGGTCGTGAGGTTGTAACGCTGCATCCACGAATTGCCGTATGGGCCGGCCTGGCTCTTGGCGTTGCGGATGTACTTCTTGGTAACTGTTGCCATGTTTGTTTCTCCTTGCGAGAGCCGGGGTTTCCAGGTCTCTCCGTGTGCGGAATGGTTACGGAATCAGCTTGATTGCGGTGTCGATCACCATTACGCCAAAGTCTGTGTATTCGAGCCCGGTTCCGAAATCCATGTTGAAGCGGATTTTCGACTTGCCGCCGATTGCGCCGACGCAGCTTTCCGGCGTGTTGTCGTGGTCAAGGAACTTCTCCGACCATGAATACGAGGTATCCAGCGACTCGCCGCGAGACATTGCGTTACCGTAGGCTTCGGCGAGCGCCTGGCCGCCTAGCAGAATGGCGCGGTCAATGGCGTAGGTCGTGCTGAATGCGGCCGGAACCAGGTCGGTGGCCGTCTCTGTGGTGGCGGTAGTCGAAGGGCACCAGCGCAGCGAATCGCCGGCAAAGAATCGAATCGGCTTGGGCATCTTGACGATCAGAATGCCGTTCCACAGGCCGGCCTCGCCGAGAAACAGTGGATTGTTCTTCGCCATGCTCGCGCGGGCCATCGCGTTGGCCTGGAACGTCCGGAAGTTGGTGCTCTGGACGATGGCGGTGTATTGCTCGCTCGAAACCAGCAGAACGCGCGTCGGCATGTCGTCGGCCATCTGGTCGCCGTCGAACTTGACGCTCGGCGGCGGCAGCGGCATCGAGTCCAGTTTGGTGCGGATCGCGTCGACCACATCGGCGCTCATCACGTCTGTAGATGCGATCGTGATCTCGTTTCCGGACGCGACCACCTTCTTCAGCGACCCGGAGCTGGCCAGGTAATGGCGGTTGCGCGTGGGTGCGCGTACCGGGTTAATCATGATCGATGCGAAGTCGGTATCGCTCGCGAGCGGGATCTTCCACTCGATGTTGTTGTCGCTGCCGCGGGCGCCGGCCAGATGCACTAGCGCGGCCTGATCCTCCAGCGACTTGATGTAGTTCAAGCCTTGGGCGCGAGCCAGCGGGCGCAACTGATGCACGGTGCGCTGCTGCGACATGCGTCCGCCAGCGCTGATCGGCTTGCGGTACTGGTTGATGCGTAGCGAGTCATTGGCGAAATCCATCTTGTCGCCATTTCCCTCGGCGTAGGCATCTCCCATAATGGGTTTTCCGCCGATCGGCTGCAGCAGGTCGAAGGTCACTTCGTCTCCGGCTCTCCTGCTCAAGTCCTGGCAGCGAACAACGGGGTAGTCGGACGTCGACTGAAACCGAAGCTTGTTCTCAACATCGGCCTGTTGCGGCAGCTTGCCGGTCAGTCGGTTGAGCAGCGTTTGGCGCTGCATGGACGCGGCGAAAAGACCCGCTGACTGGATGCGGATTGCTTGCGCGTCTCCATAATTGATTCGTGTTGCCGGCATTTTGTGCCTCCTTCGTTGGGACTATCGCGCCATCACGGCGGGCGTTGGTATTAAATGGCTCTCGCCAGCAGATTTTCGATATCGGCAGGATTCATCGACATGAACTTTGCTTGCAGTTCGAGCGGGTTCATTTCAAGGATTGCGCCGGCCTCGTCGTGGTGCGGGGTGGCCGACGATGGGATTGACGACATGCTTGTAGGGATCGTAGCCTTTGCTTTGGCGATTGCTTCGGCGGCTTTGTCGGCCACTGACGCAACGGGATCCGTCTTCGGTGGCGAGTACATGGGGGCGAACTTCGCCGCTGCATGGGCGAGCGCTACGTGCATCGGCATGCCTTGGCGACGAGGGCGTCGCGCCAGGTAACGACATCAGAGATTGCCTCGGCGTTTGCTGTAGGCTTGGTCGAATCCAGGATTGGATACGACTCGATGACCTTGGCGACAGTGGCATCGAGGCTGGCCTGCGCAGCTTCCGCAGCCGTAGCCGCGTCTCGCTGAGCAAACTCCTGCGACACCAAAGCCCTGGCGCGCTCACTTGCGCCGTTTTCGATGATCGCCTGAATCTTGCCCCAAATTTCCTGCGCCTTGTCCGGCTCGTCGAGCAACTTCGCTTCGGCGTACTCGGCCTGCAAGTCGGCAAGACTAGAGGTTTCCTTGGCG